CTTCGCTGAAAGAATACATGATCTTCCGAGAGGGCAAATTTACTCGGAAGCCGCACATGCTTGCGGGCCTGGGATAGACTACTCGTAGAGCACCGCACACAACAATACGAGCCAATCGTTGTGTGGAATTTTTGTAACTTAAAATTTTCGGAAATAACCGTGTTTTTGTGATTTTGCGCATATTTCGGGACTACTTACCGCACTTGTGCTACAACAGGCAATCATGTACACAACCATGATTTTAGGAAATGCTAACTCCTAGTTGAGCCCTCAGGCCAGTAACTGTCTTACATGTGAATTTGGAATTAGACAGAGTCACTGGCCATCAAAGAAACATAAACGTCAACAAGCCCACCGCCAGTATAGCCACCCAAATGGGCAGCCGTAATGGTGACTGGTGTTCCATTGTTCGAGATATCGACAAATTGGACAACTGTGTAATCACCAAGACCAGTTAAGGTCTTAGGATTTATCGAACCAGAGCCGCGGTACATGTCGACACTGGTTGCACCAGTGCCAAAATTGAAACCATTTGTCTGAACAGCAGTCGATTGATTGTAAGCTACCATCACACAGAATCGACCAAAAATGGTCGATGGCCAAGTGATGGTCCTGTTATTTGCATCAATGGTAATGCCAATAGAATCATACTGCTTAGTCATGGTGGCAGTTCCCAATGGCTTGCTATTATTGAGGCCTGTGTAACTTACTCCTGAGCCGATGTAATGTGCTGTATAAACAGCAGAAAAAGGCATGAGTCTTGGTTTACGCAGTATGACCTCATATGTGACCCAAAGTTCACCAACGTTAATTGCTGAACCTGCAACACCAATAGTTGCAATGTTAAACTCTCCTAGGTCGTAGAATTTCTCGTCACCAATAACGTCGGTGGGAGCATTTCTAACATATCTGGATCCTAGAACAGTCTGATTGGGGGCACATTCAATAGCATGAGCGGAACTATCAGCCACCTTGGAAGAAGTGGAGAAAAATTCATTCAACAATTCGAGTTTGCTGCTGAAAGGTTTGTCAGTGGAACGATACTTCGTCGCCATCATGACAGACCCAACTGCAACATCTCCAGAACCGGAATATTCTCCAGAGGTGGTCTGAAAATGGAAAACCAAACCCTTGAATTCGTACTCTGTGTAAGCAGATGCTATACCTGAGAGCCAAGGAAAAGTCTGTGGTACGCCAGGATTAATTGGGTAAGACGTGTTTTTGAACTGTCTTGCGGTGGCTGATGTTAAAACATCACCCAAATACTCCTTATGGCGTACGGTTACAGAAGTTCCTATGGAATGCATCATAGGTACTGAATTCGAGGATTTGTCCACCAGAGAATTTGAGGATACTGTATAATCCCCAAATCCCAGATATCGCGAGATACCAGCGCCAGCGGAATAACCACCGGCAGGGTTGCCCATTGCAAATCCAATGCCTGCTCCGGCCCCGCGAAGGGTTAGAGCACCTAGTTTTTGCAACAGGGTCTTTGTCTCCTGCTTCTGCGCAGGTGAGCCTTTGTTGGCTCGACGTTTTTGAAATTTTGTCTTCTTTTTGTTCATAATATTGGATCCCCCCTGAACTCGGGCGACTGTTCATCATGTGTTACTAATTCGTCGATCCGTGCAGTCTGTCGGCATTTTGGTTAGCACGTAAATATTTACCCATTAAAAATGGAACGTTTTGGACCGTAAGCACATGACCCAATACCTCTCTAACCTTACCGATCATTGTCGAGAGGCGAACAATGAACGTACTTGGCGGCCCTAGCCGAGCGGGTGTATCCGCTTGTACCAGTGTTCTTCAACGACTGGTACGTCCCTAAGCCCCCTCAACGCTAGTGTGTTTTTGCTCTCGATTTGTCTTTGCTCCTCGGGCGATATCCCATAACGCTCGTGGAAAACATCTCTGTCAGCATCAGTCACAACTAAGTCTAGCTTATCTACGCTGGGGCATCCTTCTGCCTCCCAGCGCCGGGTCGTCTGGTTCTGGTTTGGGAGTCTTTTCCTCTTTACATTCATTGATAGAATGTCCCTTACAAGAGGTGCGACTATTGGCTGTCCAGGATTGGTTGATCCTTCCCCCATAGCAATGGTGGATAAATAAGACAGCCACGCAGGTGAAGCATAATTCTCGTTGGTCAGGATCGTCTGTAGAACTTTTCTGTGGTCACGAATCCAAACAGGACCGTCATGCCTTAATGTGTAATAACACTGGCACCAGAAGACGTCCGTGATCTTTCTCGTGATTTGTTCTATTCTGACACTGAAACCGAATTTGCTATACCCACCGCTCTCAATCATATCAATAACGGATTGAGAGTCTTCTTCCTCCACGATAATGATTGTATCATCACCATTTGAAAACACTTCATTCTTTATTTGCCCCAATAATACACGTGTGGTGGCATAGACAAGCAAGGTGTTGCCGGCACCAGTGTGAGCCGTGCCGGATGCCCGCATCTGGGGCACCTTAAACGTCTTTCCTTTGTTGCCCTGCCCCAACCGGATAAACATGGCATCGCTACTTCCGACTGCCATGTATTTCCTAAAATCGGGCTCCGCACATTTATTAACGAAGAAAGTGTTTTCAATATGTTTGAGTTCTTTTCCGATCGTTGAATCACATTTGGACATGTCGATGCTTATAAAAACATGGTTCCTAAAAACACCGGCCATGTCCGTGAAACGAACGGCAAGTTCACTAGAACTCATTCCCTTGGCCATGAAAGGAAACCTATTACCGGGTCCTACGATCTCTTTCATGGCGCGCTCAATTGGCTTGATATGTCTGCCCATCACGACTTTTGCATGGTCGGACGGTGGACAGATCAACCTCGGGATGCGTGATTTCTTATCGTTGAAGCTATATTTTTCCACTTTAACAAATGCATCGTAAACCATCCACTTTTTCCTATAACGTAAATCAGCATCAATAGCCCTTTTCCACGCCGTCTTTTGGGGTCCGACGGCAGTTGATAAGAAAGCTTCATTACTCATTGGTGGGATTGTGGCTACGAATTTCGACAACTTGTTAACAAAGTGCGATAGCTCTAACCAGATTGGGTCATCTATGTTAGCCTCGACGCATTCGCGTGCGGCCAAGGCAGGAACATACATTCTTAACTCAAGAGCAAGAATAGCATTACATAGACAACCTGATAACCTATACGCGTCATCATACCCGTTGTATGGTAACCGTATACTGACGACCCCTCCCTTACCGCCCAGACACCCGCGTATGTTCTCAATCCCGATCTTACCTACTAGCTGCTGACAAAGCGCTCCGTAGTTACATAGATCATTGACGAACACACGACAGGTGTCCTACTGGAGTGGGGCGGT